ATTAAATCTTAAACTACGTTCTACTGTAAAATCATCAGCAGCCCCCGAAGCTCCTATTCTTATTGCATCATAAAAACCCATTACTTAACATCCAATGAAACTGCACAATGAATTACGTTACTAGATAAAATCACATAATCTATCCTATCTACCGCAGCCGCAGTTGTTGTAAGTGTTGGTGCTGTTCCGCCTACAAATTTAAACGCTGCGTTAAATGAAGCTGTTCTTGATCCTGTTCCATCCTGTGTTATAAATATTGACCCTGCCTGACCTACTACCTGATTACTTGGTGCGGCAAAGGTTCTGTTACCACCGAGTGTTACTGAATGGTGACAGGCTGTAGCCATGTCAATTGTTATTGTTGCTCCATCTGAAAGGGCTGTTATATTAGCTGCTGCCCCTCCTGTAAGCGACACTCCAGAAGTTAGTGTTTGGAACTTAATAGCATTGTCAAAATATATTTGTACTCCTCCATTTGGATTTGCAACAATAGCATTTTCACCATCAACAGGTTGCAATCTTATGTCATCTGTATCTCCTCGTAAAATTAAATCACCTTCATGGTTATCAATATAAGAATTACTGCCATCATGGTAAATTTCTAAATCCGCACCTGTTCCAAACTTAGCTTTAGCACTATCAGCAAACTCAAGTGCGTTATCTGATCTGTCAAAAACAACATCTCTTCCAGCAGTAGCTCCATCAAAAGTTACATCTTCTTGAAATATATTTGTTGAAGTGAAAGTATTTGCTGCCGATAACCCTGCATGACCAAAGTTTGTAAGGCTTACATCACCTAAAGTAATCGCTGCGTCATTAGCTGCGTTCTGTATTTTTAAAGTATTACCATCAACAAAATAAGAATATGCACCAACACCAATAGAAGGTGTGCCAGATCCTTGATTTAATGTACTAAGAGCAGCAATTATTTGATTTAACTTTGTACGAACAACAAGACCAGTACCATTATCAACTGTAAAGCCAGATCCCCCAGTATTATCAACTCTTGCCATTAGCTTTTACTTTTTTTTTAAGTATATCCTAAATTTTACCCTTTACCAAAACCAATGGCAGTAAAGTTAAAGTTTCTATCAACAGAACTTCCAGAACTGTTTTTAAAGTGAACAGTAAATCCAGTTCCAGTTATACTCGTAAGTTCAAAAAAGTCACCTGATGCCATATTAAATGCTGTAATTCCTATCGCTGGTGGATTTGAATTTGCACCTAGTAATGCACTTGTGCCTGTGAAAAACGGTGAGTTGAAACTGATTGACTTTGCCCCAGCCCCAGATGCAATAGTGGTTGTACTCTGTTCTGTTCTTCTTTGAAATTCTGCAAAATATCCAAGCTGACTAACTCTTATATCTTGGTTTGTGTCTTGTGTTGTTAAGACACATTTAAATTTAAATGCTCTGCCTTTAAAAGTACCATTTGCAAACTTTTGAAAACCTGAATAACTACTGGCATCTTGAGAAGTTTGAACAAAAACTTCTGCATTTGTATCAACACTGGAAGTACCATCAAAATCCTGTCTTGCATCAAAATCTGATATTGAATCAATTAAATCAGCAGAATAAACAGAATCAGTTAAAATATGTTTTCTTAAATCAAGACTATAAACAGCACCTAAATCTAAAGTTTCATTAAATAAATATGTTCCAGTTGTAGATACTCCACCAATATCATCAATCGAGGTTTCAGAGTCAATATCTGTACTGCTGTCAAAATTACCTGTTCCAGCCAAACTTATTGAAGCCGTACCAGAATCAAATCCAACATTGGTTTTTGATCCTTGAAATTTTGGGTCGTCTTGATCTTCTCTTCTTGTCTGTACTAAAAGTTTAGGTTGTGCATCTGGTAAATCTATTACAAGTGAAGTTTCTCCTGTACTGAATCTATCGCCATCATCTTGTGCTTTAAGAATATATTCACCTTCTAATAAAGGAACAACTTTTTCTGTAGAAGCTCCACTTAATGCAAAAACAAGATCAGTTGCATCTGAAAATGTACCGCTACCGTCTGTCTTAGGTGAATGCCTAACGTGGATTCTTCCCCCTGCACGAACATCTTGATCTGCTACAGCATCCCATCTTAGTCTTATTTCTTTATCTGATATAGGTTCATAAGTAAGATTTGTTATGTCAGATGGCGGTGCGGTCTTACCAACAGCAGTAAATGTAAGTGTTGCTGGTTGTCTTGATGGTTGCCCTAAACCATTAAAACTAAATACTCTTATTTCATAAATACCAGCATCACTATTAAATATTTCAGCATCACTAGAAAGAGTTTCTATCTTTTTAAAATCACCATTAGCAAATCTATATTGAACTTCATATTTACTTGCACCTGACTGTGTTTGCCAATCAAGGATTAATTTACTAATAGCTTTGTTGTTTATAGTTACAATTTTTTCAATAACTTGTAAACCTTCTACTGCATTTAAAACTGTTGTAAGTGTAGTAATATTTCTTGTTGGTAATGCAGTACCATCTTCAACAAAGGCATATTTCCCAGAGTCATGTGATAAGGCTGTAATTGAGAAAGTCTTGTCATCATTTTCTTTAACGCTGATAACCCTCCAAGTTGACGTTGAAAGATTAGAAGTTTCTAAAATAAATGGTGCGTGTTCATTTGGTGCTGTACTGAAGGCAGAAGAAACAGTAATTGTTGTACCGGAAATCCCACTTATTGTTTTTTCTTCTAATGACCCATCAGGTAAAATAATTGAAATCGTTGGGCTGTCAGATAAGGTAGGAATATCTGTGTTTGTAGAATCATCTAAAACAACAACTGTTGTACTGGTAACACTTTTAAGCAAACCTCCTCGCCTTACACCAGCCTTTAATCTGTCAGATATTTCTATTACATCACCACAGCGAACCAATACACCAGCAGCCGCAGTTGTTGAAAAAGAACAAGTTTCACCAGAGTTTTGTTCATTATATAAAAACCATCTACCTAACCTTCTGGCTTGATTACGGCTAGTTGTAGCAAAAGCTTTTATATTTTTTGTAACTATCCCATATTTTGTTTGAGTGGCAGAATCAGCTTCAACAGTTTCAACATCAATTTCTTGAGTTGTCATATCAAAATAACTAACATTAATCACTGTGTGTCTAGTTTTCAAACTTGATCCAGCATATAAAAATCCGGCTTCAGTAACATTTGCATTTGTAAAAATATAACTTGCCGTTTTTGGTGAATCCTGAGATATTGCAATACCGCCAGCAGAATAAAAAGGCATCACTCTCATTACAGAACAAATTGAATTAATCAGCCCATAGGCTTCCTGTTGTTGAGTGATGTTTACATTACAGCTAAATCTTGGTTCTGTAGATCCATCACCATTACCAGCATCAACAGATGCTCCACAATATTCACTAACGGTTTTAAAACTAAATTTATCTAGATTTGCTTCAGCAATACCACAGCCCGCCCTTGTGTCTATAAGCAAGTCATATAAAATCCAAGCTGGATCTGTTGTCCAAGCCTTATCTGTTTTGAAAGTTCCGTTAAAAGTACCAGAATAAGATATTGCGCCAGTTTGCAAATCAACAGTGGCATTGTGCGGAATCTTAATCTTGCGGCCTCTAATTCTATAAGCTCTTTTTGGTATTCTTGGGAACTGTTCAGCATTAAACCTTAATGCGACATGGGCAGTATTAGCATAAGCGTTCTGTTCAAAAATTATATTTGTTGCTTGATTAAACTGAAAAGCATTTACCAAAGTTGCATCTGTACTATCTGCTGTAACCCTTTCAACTCTTATCGCAACAGGAAAAGATGTTGTTGATTTAAGTTTGACTATATAATCCCTGAAATATGCGTTAGTTGATCTTCCTTTTACTGTGTCATCAATTACTGTGGTTGTTGTACCATCATTTTCTATTGTTTTAATTAATAAATTAACTTCTACTCCATTTATATCACCATCATCTTCAAACTTTTGCATTGAAGGAAATCTAAGGGTTACTCGAACGGCATTAATATCACTTGAACTTACTGTATGAGTTACAGGGCTTGAGGTGGTTACAGTTGTACCAATAACAGTTTCTGTTTCAATATTCGATATTCCATCAATAAATGTCTGACTTGAAGTTCCTAATCTAAAATCAAAGCCTACATCTTTAAAATTAAAATCACTATCAGTTGGTGCTGTATTACTTGCAGCTTCTTGTAAAACTTGAGTCTGATTTAAAAATATATCTTTTTTAAATGCGTTGAAGTATGCAGTTGATGTTTTATCTGTGATGCCAGCTTTTGATGCTGTTGCACTACCCTCTAGTTGTCCCTCCCCTAGCAATTCCACGATTGTATTAAATTGCTTAGAAGATAATGCACCGCTAGGTAAATCGGGATTATTAAAAGTAGTGGTTTGGTCAAACTCTTGAATAGCCATTAGTTGTTACCCTCCACTTGCACAGTATCAACACCATTAGAAACCACAATAGATCCAACCAAAATTTCTCCATATACTAAATTTACTGGAACACCAGCATTACTTATATTTGTCAGCCCTGTGAAAGAATAGTTAGAAGCCAAAGCTGCTGGGTCTAAACTATCCTGCCCAGAGACTGCTGAAGAAGTATTCTGTTGTGGTGTAAGCATACTTGTTACACCATCAATAAGCATACTCGAACCAATCGCTGTCAATGCACTTGTAGCTACAGTCGCTAAAAGTTTACTACCTAAAAGAGTTGGACCTATAGTTGAACTTCCAAATAAAGCCCCAGCACCTAGTAAAATCTGAAAGAAATTACCATGAACAACAGGAATAATTTTTATATCTTCTTGTGTATTGAAATTTATTAAATCTTCTGTTATAACTTTTGCTCCAACTTGTATTGTGTAAAACTGTTCTGCCATATGTTTCTCAATACCTTTAAAATTACAAACTAAAAAACTTATCGCCTCTCTAGGTGTATTAAGATCAACTTCAAATTCAGCTTGACCTAAAAATTTTCTTAAAGTGCCGTAAACTTTTATTTTTTTAAGCATCTATTTCATCAGGTCTGATTACTGCTATTTTATCCGATTTCGGTGAAACAAGATAAAAAGTTAAATCTATTGATTTACAACTATATTTATCAGATTCTGAAAACTCTAAAATATCTTGAGGGTGACTATGAACAATACCAATAATCTCATCAACAGAATCTTCAACATCTGCATAATCCAAAGGGTCAATTACAAAAGATTCTGCCTTAAATTCATTTGATATATTTTTACAAGGATAATATTTTTCTTGTTCATTTTTTATTCCAACAATTCCACATGATTCTTCTGGGTCACATTGCTGTGCGTGTTTTATTGCATCTTGTTTCCATAAATAACTCATTATTAATTTATAAATGTACCTACACCGGCAAATTCATTTCTGGTTACTTGTCTAGCTGGTAGTTTTTTATTTGCCTGATCTAATGCTCCTACAAGCTCAAATTGAACTATCTCTCTTGATTCTGTAGTTTTTCTATCAATAAAAAATATTTCTTGCGGTAATTCATTAGCTGAAGGTGTTCCAAATGGATTGCTACTACTAGGAAAATTAGCGGCATCAAGTTCACTTGCAAGCGTTGTTATGCGTGTTATTTTTGCATCTGCCAAATCATTATGAGGTGTTGTTAAATTAACAATTATCATTAAATCAGTGACAGTAATAACTGACCCACTTCTAGTTATACCTCCTAAATTTGCAACAGTTAAAGTCGGTCTTGGAACCTGACCTCTCCCAGTGAACTCAGCACCTTCAAAAGTGATAGGAAATCTTTGATAAGAATTACCTTGCCAAACTATTTCTGCATTTGAGTTCATACTAGAGCCAGCATGAAATCTATATGTTGTAGGAACACTAGATGGGTTTCCTGTGGCATAATGCAAACCCTCTACAAGTTCCATTACAAAAAGTTCTATTCTTGAACTAGGATTCAGCTTTTGTAATTCAGAAACTGGTATTGCCATTATGGTTCTGCTACTTCTTCAAATGTTAAATTCATTACTACTCTATTATCTAAAATCGCTGTTCTTGATCTTCTGGTGCAAACAAATTTTAAAGCAGATGAATGATGAGGTGGTGTAAAGTCAAAGTTTGCCTGATCGTCAAACCTTGCATCTAAAAAAGTATCAATTGTTGTTGCGTCTGTTGTCGAAACATTAAAAGTTAAATTTAAATTAATAAGTCTTTTATTTGCTGGTAAGCCTTCAACAAAACGCTGTTGATAGCCGTCACCTAGTTTTACAACTATATTTTCTTGATTAACAGTTTCTTGTGTCGAATATTGTGGGGTGATGCTTGGGAAAGTAGCCATTATGCAAGTAAACCTCCAGCACGTTTTTGTTTTATTAATTCAGATTGTATAGCAATAGCAATTTGATTTCCTAGTTGGTTTGCATCTGCATTATTACCAGACACATTACTTGAATTTGCATCAACATTTACAGTAACTATATTTGTTATACCACCGCCACCTTTTCCTAGTTGACTGTTTGGGATTATATTACCACCTTTTGAACCCATCTGCAAAATTTCGGGACCACGTTCACCTACAAGATATGCACCACCAGCAGCTACAGGTCCACCGCTTGCTCTCTTGCCAAATAATCCGCCCAAAAATCCACTAAAGCCTTTGCCACCACTTAAGGAATTACCAATACCAGAAATAGCTTTATCAAGTGCTATATCAAGAAGTTTATTTTTTAAATTATTAAGAACATTATTAAGTGCTTGTCCTAATGTTTGACTTCCATTAATTGCCTCTCTCAAATTCTCGACTAACCCTTGTCTTGTTTCTTCTCCAATTTGTCTATATTGTTCTTTAAGTTTTTTTGCTTCCTTTTCTTTATCTTTAAGCAATTGAATACTATCTTCTATTTTTTTATTTTCTGCTTCTTGCTGTAAAATTTGTTGAGCTAATTCTTCTCCATATTTTTCAACAAGCTCTGCTTTTCTGTTTTCTAGATCAAATTGTTTTCTGCCTTCTACTGTACCAATTTTCATTCTTTCTTCTGTTATTTTTAATTGTTCATTTTTCTCTTTAAGTGCATTTACTGTTTTGTCAAATTCTCTAAATAATTCAAGTCCTTTAGTAATTGGTAATCTGTTTTCTAGTTTCTCAAGTTCTTCTTGTGCTTTTTTTAATTGATCTGTAAAAATGTTGTCTGGATTATAGAAAAATCCCATTGATTTTTCTACTGATTTAATTTTTTCTTCTAAATCCTCTATTACTTTTTTTGTATTATCAATCTCTTTTTGTATTGCTAATGAACTTCCTGTCTCCAAAAGTTCGTTAAATTCTTTTTGTGCATTTACAGCTTCTAAAATTTTTGTAGTTAGAAATCCAAAAGCAATTATTGCTAAACCTATACCAGTTTTTGCTAAGGCCACTTTAAAAGAAGTTGCTGCAACAGAAGCATTTGCAAAGCCTGCTGAAGTTGCTGCAAGTGTTGCCTTCATACCAATAAGTTGCCCTGTGGCAATTAATGCTGAAGTTTTAATAGCAATAAAGTTGGTCGCAAGAAGAGGCAATACAACAGCTAGACCTTTTGCGGCCAAAGCAATCCCACCAATTATTGCTGCAGCTTGACCACCCTCTGAATTTAAAAAATTTAATAAAGCTGTTAACCCCTTTACTGCAGGGTCTAAAACAGGTAAAAGAGCCTCACCAATAGTTTCACCGAAATCACGAAACTCCTCGCCTAAAGTATCAACAGAACCAGCAAATCCTACTGCCGCAGCTTGAGCTAATTTATTATAACTTTCATCTACAATATCTAAAATCATGGTATGCGCTTTCGCTACCTGATTTGTTTTCATTAACTCTTTTATAACTTTTGTTTGTTGCTTAGTAAAAGCAATACCAGAACGATTTAAGTTTGATAAATTCCTCTCAGGATCTTGCAATGCTTTTGCAAGTTGCATGAAAGATGTACTGACATCTACTTGGTTTACCTGTGCAATATCTGCTGCTGCTTGAGCAACTCTTGAATATGAATCAACACCAATATTTCTAAAACTTGTCAATAAGTTAAAACCTCTTGTAAACTCTTCTTGATTAAATAAAGTTGTTTTACCTAATTCATCTGCTACTTTTTGTAATTCTTTTAATGAAGCTGCACCTGCACCTAAATTACTTATACCTTGCTCAAGAATTGCAATATCTCTTTCCCTAGCAAGAAAAGTACCTATACTCTTATTTACAACAGAAAAAGCTGTACCAACAGCAAGAATTGGGGCAATACTATTTCTTAATGCGACACCTAAACCTTGTGCTGCTGTAGATGTTGCAGCCAAAGATTTTGTTGCACCTTTTGATGCTACTGATAATCTATTTGTTGCTGCAGAAGCATTATTTAAAGAACTGACAGCATTTCTGGTGTCAACTCTTAAGGTAACAATACTTTCAGCCACTTAGCTTATAAAATACATTTCTTTTATCTTACCTGTTATTTGCTCTTTGACGCATCTTTTTTTCGTTATCAGATTTATTTTCGTAATATGCAACCCAATATATAAACTCTTCCTCTGTCATATTTTGTCTTAGTTCAGTTAATGTTTTACCTAGCTCAGATGCGAGAAACAACTCAAAGTTAAGCCAGCTATTTCTCCTTAATCGTTTTTTGCTGTATCAACATCTATTTTAAGTTCAAATAAAAATAGCTCGATATCATTTAAAACTTTCTCTGGTAACATTCTTTGTAAGTCTGGTGCATCAGCTAAAGCAAACATTTTTGACCCATCTTCTTTTTGTGCAATCTGGCAAAGCAGTTGTGTAGATACCATTAGAGCATCATCAGTACCAACAGCAGTTTGTGCCTTTTGTCTGTCAAATCTTGTCAAAGGTGGAAAGTAAATATCAATTTTTTGACCAGAAGGTAACTCTAAAGCATATTTGCGTCTTGCAGACATGACATCACTGAAGCCCTCAGTGATGATGTCAATTGTTCTTTTTGTTGTCATAAAAAATTAGATACGTTTACCTAATGTACTATATAGCTGAAGTTATGGCACCACTTGTCGTAAAACTGATGTTTATAATTTGAACTTCACCAAGGGTTGCGCCATATTCAGCGTTGGTAATGATTCCAGAAAAACTTATTTTCTTAGCTGAAGTATCTCTATCAGGAAATAATTCAAATAGAGCATCAGCATTGTCGCCTGTGGTTAATACATCATCTATAAATGTTGTGTACCCTGCGCCTGTTTCGCCGGGTGCATATAAAAGCTCTGCTGAACCTTCGCCAGAAATTAAACCGCCGATATTTGTTTTGAATGTATCGCCTTGCTTTGTTGTCTCCATAATATCTTTGCTAATAGATAAAGACCAAGACCTTGTTTGTCCAACGTCAGCTTCAGTTCCGCCAGCGTTTTCAAACATGATTTTACCAACATCGCCCTTGATAGCCATAACAAAAAAAAGTATTTATTTAATATTAACCTTTTTTAGGTTTTTTCACATCTTTTTTTAAAGTTTCTTGGTTTTCCATGTATCTTTTACATCGTCCATCCCAATAGGCAGGGTCACGCCTACCTTTTACAGCCTCGATAGCATCTAACATTTTTTCAGTAATTTCCATTTAAAGTTCCTCGTATATTTCAAAAGTAATTCGTATTTGTGTTTGAAATTTACCTTCTGGACTTGATGTTAAAACTTCTGGTCCAACTGGCGAATCAAAAATTACATTTGAAACTGTAAGGTTATTGTAAAGGTCACGCAGTCTTTTGCCAATCACATAGTTTGTCCCTGCTCCAATACCTTCATCTGTAAAAATATTTAAAAGAACTAAACCAACAATACTATTAATAGAGTTAGCAGAGCCTCCCAGAGTTAAATAACCACCAGTTCCAAAACTTGTTATACATTGTACAAAAGTGTCTTGTGTAGTCGAGTCAAATGGTTGATTGTTAAATACAACAGGAATGGCAGGGCTACTTGCAAGTTCTGTAGCAAGTCTTGATTCTATTGTTTGTCTGACTGTATTTAAATCTGTTGCAGCCATTACATACTCCTAATAATTTTTTTTAATTCACTTGGAATATATTGAGTTGTAAGTTGTTTTGCTTGTAATTCTGGAAAGCCTTTTATTGTTTGTTGTCTTGTTCTATATCTACCTTTCCAACTAGGCGGTAACGCAGTTCCATATATAACTGGTTCAGCATATTCGACATTATTTATAATTGTTCCTTTAAATTTTTGTATATTAGTTTTCCAACCAAGTCTTAAATTACCAGTATCTACAGGTGTTGCATTTTTAGAAAGTTCTGTCCAACGTAATGTTGTTCTTTGTACTAACTCTTGTACTGCTTCTTTCATTAGATCATCTATTTGGTCTAACTTTATTTGTCGTACCATTATGCCCTCAAGAATAATTCAAAAGTTATCGGTATATTATTTTGTTGATTTGTTACCACAGTAATAATTTTAAAAACAACAGAAGCAACTACAACTTTATCTTTTGGTGTCGGTACAAATGTAATGTCACCAGCAGATATTGTTAGTTTTTTATCCTCTGCCTGTATTAAATTATTTACTTCAGTATTATTTATATTTTCTAATAAACCTTTTACTACAGTATCACTATTACTTTCACTCACTGCGCCAGTAGCGGTATCGTAGGAGCCGTTAGTAACTTCTCTTATAGTTACACTACCTCCAAGCTTTACTAAGCTTTTAGAGGCCACTTTTTTTAATGATGATGCAAGTCCCATTAGACAAGATATGCAATGACTTGACCGCTGGCCAAAGTAATACTTGTAATGATTCCTTCAATCTCTGATGCCACACCCATAGTAATACCATTAACAGTTGATGAACCATTCTCTGTAATTACTTCAGATACAAGAGTCACTTCTGCAGCAGCAAGGCAATGAATCTTACCAAACCTACCAGTATGTGCGTTTGTGTCTGTGATAATAATTGCGGCTGGGTAGTTGTAGTTTCCCATTTAGTTAACTCCTTTTAATAGCGACATTGCCGGGTCCACTTATTCGTAGACCAGTAAAGTACCGTTCAAATAGTGGTGGTACTCTATCAGCACCAACAGCACCATAAAAATTAGGCTCTACATCAAGACTACCAAGTTTTACCTTTTTGTAATCTTCAAGTCCTGATAATCCTAACCCATCTCGATTGTTATTCAAGTAAACAGCTAATATAACTTGTGCTTTTTTAACTTGTTCTGGTATCTCTGTTTCTGAAAAATAATCTGTTGATATACGAAAAGGAAAGCCAACAGAATAAGTATTAATATATGTATCTGGTTTTCGTACACCTTGGCGAGGCCATTGTAATGCTTGTGTATTAGTAACCCTTGCTCCTAAAAATCTTTCTCGATCAACTCTGACTGCAGCAGTAAATAAAGCTCTGTTTTTATTATCATTACTAGAACCATCCCACGCAGAAACATCATCATCAAGTATTAAACCTTCAACAATAGAGTTAGCCGCATCTAAAGTGACATAACTATTAGCTGAAGCACTACCTACTGTCGCTGTTATTGTTATCGCCATTTTTTAACTTAGGTTTTCGTTTGCGTTTTGTTTTGGGTTGAACAGAAGCCACCGCTTTGGCAGCTTCTTGTTCTTTTTTTCGCTTAAAAGCAAATAACCCCATTAACCAGCCTTAAGGATTTGGTAGTTAAGTACGATTGCTTCGCCTAATGAACCAGCAGATACGTTAGTAACTGTGATTGCAAAAGATCCAGCAGCAATGGTATTAGCTTGCACTAAATATGCGCCTGCTGTACCAGCACTTGCGTGATTAACAATAACAACATCACTTGCAGTACATTTTGTGTTTGTAACAGCAAAAGATACTTCAGCCGCTGCTGCAAGAGCCGCGTCATCCATTGTTATAACACCAGCCACTTTACTTAAAGTGACACCTGTAGCTTTACTTGTTGCCTGCGTAACTGATCCTGTTTGATCTGAACTAACTCCAAGAGCCGTTCCCGCAGTAGCTTCAAAAACTGATGGCATAATTTAGTTACCTTTAGTCTTGTGTTGATACGTTAGTTGCCCTAACTATACCAATGTTTTTTGTCTCGTAGACTTTCGACCATTTGCCTACTGTTGCCAACTCTGCTCTAGTTGGGTTTACATCTGTTGTTGCCCACTTTGAACCAACTGGGTGGTAGCAATAATGAAGGTCAATAGCCATAGCATCAGATTTAGCCAGAATGTCTCTGTCTGTCTCTGTTGTTAAACCAGCTTGCTCTCCACTAGCAACTGCGCCTTGAGTAAAGAAGTATGTACTGTACTCTGTAGATGAACCACTACCAACAGTAGAAACATCATCAGAAACAATAACTCTTAAACCACAATATGTAGGAACAGTATCGTTTCCAGCGCCATAAGCAGGGGCAATAGTACCACCAGAAGCAGTAGCAGAACCTCCGTTACCATCAGATGCAAGAACATAGTCAACCATTTTTCTCTCAACGAGATCGTAGTAAACCTTACTGTGCATACAAACAGCAGTTAGCTTGTCGCCTTGATCGCCAAGAATAGCTTTTGCTTTTGCAACGTGTCTTGGAGAAAGAACAGTTGGAGTATCACCAGATCCACCATCTATTGTTAAACCAAAAAATGCTGCGTTGGAATCTGTTGTATTAACAGAACCGAAAACACCATCAAGACAAGAAAGTAAATCCTTTTGTCTTTGGTTTGCTATATAAGCACCAATCTTTTGACCGATTGCAGCCATTGGGTCTGACCCTGCTGCTAATGCTGCCAAATCTCTAGATTCAAATGCACGACCACGATGTAAAATAACTCCAACTTGTTTGTCAGTAGAAATTTTACCGGGTGTTAATGAAGATGAATCAGATAAAACCTCAAAGTCTCCGCTTAAGTTAGCTGAGAAAAAAGGTACGTTTACGAAATCACCACCCTCTGTTGCATTTAGCTCAGCCATAGGTGCAACCACACCGCTTGCGAGAAACGAATCTCGTGCAGTAGTTTGCTCTATGACATAAGGCGTAAATATCTCAGGGATGATAATATCACTCCTTAGAACTGCCATAAGTCCACAAATTTAAAATTTAACGGTGTGGGCGTAACCCTATATGGCTCTGCGTAGCTTTGCCTTTGTTCTATACTAGCGTGTTTTGGCTATATCTCTCAACTTTTGCCATGTTTCTTTGCCATGAACTTTATAAATGCGTCCTTGTTCTCCTAAATTTTCTGTTTCTCTAAGGAAAGGTTTTATCATATCTTCAGAAAAACTTGTTGAAGATGGTCTAGAAATAGGAGCACCTCCACCACTTATCGGTTTGTTTTTTAACAAGTAAGGCTTTTCTTTTTCTAATTTATTTTTTACATATTCTGCTACTGGTAATTGTTCATACCCATCTACCACAACAGGCTGACCATCTTTAATTTGTATCTGGTCTTTAGGTACTAAATTATTTAATACCAACTCTGGATCGTGTGTTATTTCAGACAAAGCTTGTATTGCTGGTGTTATCAATTCCAGTTCTTTGTTTCTTGCTTCTAAGGTTTCTATTCTTTTTTTATCTTCAGCAGAACGATCTCGGTACTGTTGTTCAAGTGCCTGTGTAGCTTCTGTGTACTTCCCTTCACTTTCTAATTTTTCTTGATCTACTTTTTGTTTAAATGCTAACAAAGCATCATAATCTTCTGGTACAACCTTTTCTTCTTTTTGATTTTTTAACTTACCGATCAGTTCGTAGTTTTTTTGCTCTAACTTCTTGACTGATTCTTTTAGCTGTTCAAGTTCGTTAGGGTTAACAGGTGGCGTAGCCACTGTTTCATTTTCTTCTGCCATAAATAAAGCGTAGCCTTTTTTTTATTTAATATATCAGATAATTTACCATTTGACCTTATCTGCCCAATATGCGGCACTTGTCTTACCTTTTGCAATATTTTTTGCGTGTCTAGCTTTAAAGGATCTTCTTTTTGCCTTATCTGCTTCTGACTCTCCTTTTCTTGGTGGTTTAGTTTTTGCACCTTGCATACCAAATCTTATAAGCCTAAATCCTTCACCTTTTTTAATAACAACAGCATGACTCTTACCACTTTTATGATTTGGTGTTCTAATTGGTTTATCAACACCAACAAATGTATGTCCACCTCTTTTAATAGCCATTATTTTCTATAACTCCTATAAATAGCCATATCAACTGTTCTTGCTTTATCTCCTCTCATATAACTATTAACTCTGCCCATAGCCCAAGCAGCCATTGGTACATTTCTAGATCCACCAGACAAATAAGCACCTTGTCCTTTTCTGTAAACTTTTGCAAGTTCACCATATTTAAACTTAGTGCCTTCAGCCTTTTTTTTAAGGCTATTTTTTGTTGCGGCGCTTAGTGGTTTTCTTCTGCTTTTTTGTGACATCTTGAGCAACCCTTGATTTTTGTACAGCTTTTATATCAATAAATGCACCTTTTTTATAAAGTGCTGCTGTTCTTTTTATTTCAGCGGCCTTTGCCGATCTATTCTTTGAACCCGACAAATATTTTTTTGGAATACCTGTTTTTTTATCTTTAGGAACCTTTCTTAGCTTTGGCATTTTTCTTAGGTTTACAAGTTTGGGCTGCCTGTTTTGCTTCAGACAATTTTTCTGCTAATGTTTTCGCCATTACTTTTTACCACCTTTTTTTACTTTCTTTTTCTTTTTAGGCGGTCTGCCTACTTTGGAACCATAAGTTCCTTTTCCCATGGGCATAGTTTTAAAGCAACTACATTAATAATAACTGTTTTTATGCCTTAGGGTATTTTTCAATTAGTTTTTTTAAACTTAGCTCTGTTCCGTCATCTTTAATAATTAACCGCAAAGCCTCTCTCGGACTTTTTCTTTTTTTATCAATTAAATAATTAAAGAACCTTTTTTTATTTCCTAATGCTTTTTCTTGTATTGAAGGATTGTCTTTTAACCACGTTGCATAATTAGTATTCTGCGGAACTCTACCAGTTGCACTTGGTCTAGTATCAGGGAACTTACGTCTTAAATCATCATCATCAATAATAGGAACAGTGGTTGATCTACAATTAAAATGCTGTGGTGGTAATGGTCCTTCGTTATATTTAAATGTTCTGCCATCTAAGTTTCCACAGATAGTACTTGTTCTTGCATCTAAAGTCGCAACATATTCATACCTTTGGGTAACATTTCCATTAGAAGCATATGAAGCTTGACTTACCGCATTTTGTACTTGGTTAACAGAAGTTCTAACAATAGTCATAACTTGCGTGTTGGCTAACTTCATTCCATCGCCAGCAGCTAATCTTTGAGCCTTGGCAGTCATCTCTTGATTACGACCAAACTGCAAACGGCCTCTTAATCTTTTTGCGATCTTTGGTATAGATTCCCCTTCTGTAATACCAATACGAATCTGACTTGATATTAGTTCTGCTTGTTTTGTAGAAATACCACGAAATGCTTTTGATACAACTTCGCCACTAGGTAATGTAATAGCAGAACCTTTAGCAGCAGTAAGGTTAAATGTTCTTTGAACAGTTGGTTCTAAATTATTAGGTAGGGTTAATATATTTACTTCTGTTGGATCAGTCATAACAATACTTCTTGCAAAGTCTGGCGAGACTTGTACTGTATTTACATTTACAGCACCTACTGGTAAAACCTTTTGTAACTCATCAGCAATAAAACCAGATTGGAATACAGCCAAACTTTGTAGCTCATCAATCATTAAGGCAGAACTACTTGTAGACCAAGTTTCCAAACTTTCTTTCATTTGTACCAACATAGCCCTTATTCTTGCTACTGTTGCTGGTGCAGTTACTTCATCAATAGTTGCTAATTTATTCGTTAAATCTAAAATTACATTGTTGTAATTCGTAATAATTCTACGAGCAACTTGGTTGCTGTAGCGGTTTAAATCAATCGCCTCTCTGTAAAAAGTTTCCGGTGTTGACATTGATTAAGCAGCATCTTGTTCTGGCTCTGAACTTTCCTCTGGTTCTTGTGGTTCTGCTTCTTCTTTTGGTTGCGCCATTTCAATAAGACCACCATTTTGTGTTGCTTCTAATTCTTCCTCAACATCAAACTCATCTCCAAGAACCTCGCCCTCAGTAAGTTGGTCAAGTAATGTTTTCTGAGTAATAGATCCAGAAGTGTACAAAGTAAGTAATGCTTGTATTTCTTGTGGTTCTAATCTTTGTGAGAGGAAGTCTCTGTTTACAAAACAACTACCAGCCTCTGAGTTTAGGTACTGGCCATGAAACATAAGACAGTTATCAATCATATCTTGCATCTGTTGGGCTACTACCATCATTGTTGAATCGCCTTGTGATCTATCAATACGTTTTGCCTCTGCTGTTTCTGCTGATAACTTTTGTCCAAGTACTGCAGCAAGTCCTAATTCATTTATCTGGCTTTCTAATCTGTCTAATCTTCT